ACATTCTCGGATACGAAATTTATATATAAAGAATATAAAGAATAATTTTTATTTTTATTTTTATGTTTCTGACACACATATAGATAGCTTCGGGGCACAATGATTATAGTTCGATTGCAGAGATTTTCCATCCTCTGCAATTGTCAAATCCATAACGATTTCCTGCAAGCTTTACTAATGTTGCATTAGAAACTCTACTGAATATACTAGCATCGGCGATTCTGTCAAAGGTATATTCTTCATCGGCTGGGGATATAAGTTTATATCTTCTGTTTTGTTTAGATTTTCTCATATTTTCTTTATGTAAGTCGGATTTTGGTAATCTATTATAGCTAGATGGATCTCTATTTTTAGCCTTTTCAGATTGTATTTTTCTTGTTTCTTCTGTATGATTCTTGCCATACATTCCATTTTTTCCGCCAACTGATAGTGCATGACCCTTAGGGAATTTATAACCTTTGCCTGGTTTACCTTTCTGAACAATTGATGCAGCATTAGAGACGGCTCTTCTAATCCATTCATATTCTCGATTATTTCTTATGTGATTTTTATTTTTATTCGCACACATAAGTCTTAACGCAAATACTAATTTGTGTTCATTGGGGTATATTTTTACCAATAATTGATGAGCTACAAAATGTTCTCGTGCAGTTAACAATATTAGATTTTGTGTGTCATTGGTCCCACCTACACATTTAGGTATAATATGATGATTTTCATAATATACAAAATTTTTGTGAGTTCGTCTAATTCTTTTTCTATTCTGTAGTTGTGCATCACTGATAATAGAATTGTAAATTGATAAATAGTTCATAACATTATTTATTAAACGAGGCACAAAAAATCTTAGCACGTGAACTATTAGTTGAATATTATGATCCTGCCGATGATGAATTGGGTAAGGCAAAAATGGATGATACTCGTCGTCCACGCCTAACTATGCTCCATTTACAGAAACTTAGAAAATCACGTGATGCTGAAAAGTATGAAACTGCCCAGCATCTCAACTTCCTGCCTGACATGTATGGTCAAGCACCGGAAGAAGCCGGCGGCCCCGGCGGACTATAAAGTAGCTTTTTATTCTAGTCTAACCGAGACTAAATAAAGCTGCGAATCCGCATTTCTTAAAAGTGGCTCTTTTATAGCCATTTCCACCTATATTCCCCCTCTTCGGGTTAAATACCTAGAATACTACGAAAGTAGCGATTTTGGAACTTTAACTAATCAAGGAGAGATTGGGCATGTCACAACAACAAAAGCTTGAAAAGGTATTGGATCTTCTTCTATCAGAAGATTCGGACCAGGCTGCTGAACTTCTCCACCAAATCATTGTAGAAAAAGCTCGTGTCATTTATGAAAGCATTGTCGAAGAAGAAGACGACGCTGAAAAAGAAGACCTAGACGAATCCGATGTAGTTGGTGGTGAGCCAAATAAGGATTTCACTGATGAGATTTCATCTGACAAGGATGAAGTTGATTCTGACGAACAAAATGACGGCGAAGCCGGCGGTTCGGAAGACGACAGTGAAGGCAGCGATGATGAGGACGAAGAAGGCGCAGCTGATGAATTCGGCGGCGATATGGGCGGAGAAGGAACCACAGAAGAGCGCGTTGAAGACCTAGAGTCCCAACTTGCTGAACTTCGTGCAGAATTTGACGCACTAATGGGCGAAGAAATGCAAGAGCCACAACATGCAGACATGGCCGGCGATATGGAAATGGACGGAGACGTTCAACCAGCTGGTGATGACATGGGTGGTATGCCTGACTTTGGTGGCGGAGCAGAAGAAAAGGTTGTCGGCGAAGTAGTCGCAACTATGTTCGAAAAGCAAAAGAAAGCCAAGCTAGAAGTAGCTCCACAGAAGAAAGATGCCAAGAAGGATAAGAAGGTTGACGAAGAAACTCAATTCCTTAACAAGACAGCTGACACAGGCCAAAAGGGCACAGCAAAGCTTGTTGGAACTGGTAAGAACACACCATTAGGTGCTGAACAAACCAAGTCATCGTTTACTAACATTCCTCCACGCAAGGATTACGGCGGAAAGCCAACAAACATCCTAGGTAGCAAGTCTACTGGCGGCGAATATGGAAAGTATAATGGTAATTCAGCTAAAGATGATACACCAACAGACAACGTAAAAGTTGATCCTAAGAAGTCTGGCATTAAGGCTGATACTACTGCAAAGTGGACAGGCGGCAAGGCATCTGGTGAAGGTTTTACTAAGTCTCCATTTACAAAGAAGCCAGCGTAAGGACAAGGCGGTGAAAGTGGCAAATAAACTATACGAGTACCTATCATTTGATAGGGCACACGTAGAGCTTCTCGAAGAAGATAACAAGATGACTGGTGGTAAAGATCTCTGCATGAAAGGGATCTTTATCCAAGGTGACGTAAGAAACCAAAATCAACGTGTTTATCCTGTTCGTGAAATTGCTAGAGCCGTTAACTCTATTACTGAGAAATTAAGTGCAGGTCAATCAGTTATGGGCGAACTCGACCATCCGGAAGAGCTGTCTATTAACCTTGACCGCGTAAGTCACCTCATTACAGAAATGTGGATGGATGGTGCAGACGGATACGGTAAGCTGAAAATTGTTCCAACCCCAATGGGCAACATAGTAAAGACATTGTTGCAATCGGGAGCAAAGTTGGGCGTTTCATCCCGTGGTTCTGGAAATGTTGGTGATGATGGTGCGGTTTCAGATTTTGAAATTATCACTGTTGACATCGTAGCACAACCAAGTGCTCCAAACGCATTTCCTAGGACAATATATGAAAGTCTTTTTAACATGAAGGGTGGTGCTAGTGTAATGAATACCGCAAGGTCTGCATTAACTGAAGCTGCTGCACAGAAACAGCTTGTTAAGGACCTTCACCGATTTATCAAAGAGTTGAAAATTTAAGGGGAACTCAAGATGGCAAAAAAATTAGATGAGATCTTGAGCGAAAGCGTTGGATTATCCGAAGATACCAGGAATCAGATCGTTGGTTTGTGGGAAGCTAGATTAACCGAAGCTCGTGAAGAAGTTGCTGCAACACTCCGTGAGGAATTCGCACGTAAGTTTGAACACGACAAGGGAGTTTTAGTTGAGTCTATGGATCGTTTCTTAACAGACAAAGTCCGCGTTGAACTCGAAGAATTCGCCGATGACAAGAGAAAACTTGTCGCAGAACGTGTTGCCTATAAAGGCAAGCTAGTAGAACACACAAAGATGCTAAACACATTTATTACAGAAGCCGTAGCTAAAGAAATGAAAGAGTTCTATGCCGAGAAGAAGGTAATGAAAGAGAACTTTGGAAAACTAGAAAACTTCTTATTGAAGCAACTAGCCGAAGAAATCCGCGAATTCCGTGCTGACAAGAAGTCCCTAGTGGAACAGAAAGTCAAAATGGTTACCGAAGGTAAGCAGAAGCTACAAGAAACAAAGGCACAGTTTATCAAGCGTGCAGCACAAATTATCGAGTCTAATATTGAGAAGACTCTGCGTAATGAAATTGGTCAATTCAAGGAAGACATTCGTGTCGCCCGCGAGAACGATTTCGGCCGCAAGATATTTGAGAGCGTTGCCGCTGAATTCATGACTTCGTATCTAAACGAAGGTACTGAGCTTAAGAAGCTACAAAAGGTTGTCGAATCTAAGAACCAGGAACTTGCAACACTTAACGAATCAGTTAAGAAGAACAAGGGATTGATGGAAGGTTTGGATAACAAGTTAAAAGCTACTCAAGACCAAGTCGAAAGACAGAAAGTCATGGTAGAGTTACTAGCCCCATTGTCTAAGGACAAGAAAGCGGTAATGAAGGAATTGCTTGAATCGGTTCAGACAAAGAATTTGCAAGGTGCATACAACAAGTATTTGCCAAGCGTTCTAAATGAAGCCGCTGTACGTAAACCTGAGACTGCAAAGACTCAGTTAACTGAGGCGACATTGTCAGCCAAGACAGGCGATAGAGCGAAGGTCGCTCAAGAAGAAGGTTCGGAAGAATCATCGGAATTAAAACATATTTTGTCCTTAGCCGGAATTAGAAAGTAATCTAGGAGAAACTTATAATGGCAACAAAGCTATTTGAATCAAACTGGGGCGCAACAAAAGAAGCCCTATTAGAAGGCCTAAAGGGAACCCGTCGTCAGTCCATGGACGTAGTGTTTGAAAACACTCGTAGATACTTGGCTGAATCGGCAACCGCAGGCGCAACCCAAGCAGGTAATATTGCTGTACTTAACAAAGTAATGCTACCGCTTATCCGACGTGTTATGCCGACCGTTATTGCGAACGAAATCATGGGTGTTCAACCTATGACCGGTCCAGTTGGTCAGATCCACACTTTGCGTGTTCGTTACGCTAATACAGCAGCTGGTGTTACAGCTGGTACAGAAGCACTTGGTCCATTCGAAATTGCTAAGGCATATTCGGGTAACGAAGTTGCAGCAGATCCAGCAGCAGCAAGTACAGCTCGTCTAGAAGGCGTACCTGGTAACAAGCTCAGCATCCAGATCTTGAAGGAAACAGTTGAAGCTAAGACACGTAAGTTGTCAGCTCGCTGGACTTTCGAGGCTGCACAAGATGCTAACGCTATCCATGGTATCGACATCGAAGCAGAAATCATGCAAGCACTCGCACAAGAAATCACAGTTGAAATCGACCAGGAAATGCTATACAAGTTGTCTAGCCTAGTTCCAGTTGCACCAACTACATTCAACCAAGCTGCTGTATCTGGTACAGCTACATATGTTGGTGATGAAATGGCTGCTCTTGCAGTTATGATTAACCAGCAAGCTAACTTGATTGCTGCACGTACACGTCGTGGTGCTGCTAACTGGGCAGTTGTTTCGCCAACAGCGTTAACAATTCTTCAGTCTGCTACAACATCGTCGTTTGCTCGTACCACAGAAGGTACATTTGAAGCACCTACAAACACAAAGTTTGTTGGTACACTCAACAGCACAATGCGTGTTTATGTAAACCAGTACGCAAGTGATGGTGAAGCAGTTCTATTGGGCTACAAGGGTCCTACAGAAACTGATGCGGCAGCTTATTACTGCCCATACATTCCGCTAATGAGCGTTGGTCCAGTTATGGATCCACAGACTTTCGAGCCTGTTGTTTCGTTTATGACACGTTATGGCTACTTGGAATTGACCAACACAGCTAACAGCTTCGGTAACGCAGCTGATTACTTGTCGAAGGTTGGTATCGACAGCGCAACATTGAAGTTCTATTAAATCGACTCCAGGTTTATAGAAACAGAAATTCAGGGACTCTTCGGAGTCCCTTTTCATTTATTGGATAAATATACTAGACTTCATAGGTATTATTATGGCACTCAGTATAACAGGTGGTGTATCTTTAACTGGAACCCAAGCTTCGAAAAAATTTAATCTTACTGGGCCAACATGGACTCTTACTCATCTTCCTGTTGCATTAAGTTTAACATCTGCATCTGCTGCTGATCCCTCATTTAGCACAAATGGTGCAATGATAGTCGGTGGTAGAATTGGTGGTGGTGGTTTCCTTATGTACTACTCACATGATAAGGGAGTTACATGGACTGCCTCAACAAGCAACCCACTTACAGGCACTGGTGGCGGCTCCCCGACTAATTTCTGTGTTAGATCAAATAAAAATGGTATGTTTGTGTGTTATGGTAACACTGGAACTGCATATGTATCCTCAAATGGCGGTGTAACATGGGTACAACATGCTTGGGCCGGAGCCGGAGCAGGAGGTGGAAATGGATTTGTATATTGGGATGACTCTGCATCTCGCTGGTATCATTTATTTCAGACCAGTAATACTATTTGGTATTCAACGGACGGCTTTACAACAACATCCATGTCTATAGGGACATTGGCTAATATTACTTGTGGTGCCTCTAATGGCGCCGGAAAGATGATTATTGCAGGGGCATCGGGGGCTACTAAAGTTACATTAAATGGAGGAAGTAGTTGGGCGTCAGGCGGTACTATGCCGGCCCCAGGCGACGTCGTAAGCATGTCCTATGGAAATGGTGTTTGGGTAGCATCGCCAAATGCACTTAGTGGATTTCTATACTATTCTACAGATGATGGAACTACATGGAATCAAACCACAACGTTCTATGGTCCCAATAATGCAGCAATGGGAACATCTATTTGGGCAGATGATCTGTGGATTCAAGCCGCCGGTAGTTTGTCCTTTAAGAGCTTAGATGGAATTACATGGACAGCAGCAAACACTATAAACGGAGTATCTTTATCTAGGCCAAACGTAGACTTTATGTATAACGGTGGAGTATACACATACATATGTGCTAATCAATTCTCATCCAATGACAATATTTCTATTGGTACGTAATACTAGATATCGCTTGTAATATCAAGAGTTTAAAATTCCTAGATAAATAGCACAATAACATTGCGGAGATAATATGACAGTTAAAATAACAGGTGGTGCCTCATTTAGTGGGATAATAAGGATGCAACTTTCCTCATATTTCTTTTTAGACTCGTTTGTTGGTTCGGGTAATCTCAGCACACATACAGGCGAAAGCGGTGGTACCTGGAGTGATGCTTCGGGTGAATTTGTAACAGTAGTATCTAATCCTCAAAATATGTTAATGAAATCATTACCTGTTCCGGTCTCTCTACCATTTGGATATACACTAACAGTAAAAACAGTCATTCGAAATGGAACAAGACTAATCGCCGCAGCCACCGCATCTAGCACTGGTGGGAATCCCACCGCGCTTGCATATACAGGAATATATACAAGTGACGACGATGGCGATACTTGGACACAAAGATATACCGCAAAGTATGTTGCAAATTATACTCCGATTGTTGCTATGGGTGCTAGTAATTTAGTATTGGGGGATGATGCATCAGGATTCGTATATATAAGCTCGAATAACGGAACATCCTGGACCGCACTTAGATTATTTACTAATACTGGCACAATATTAAATAATGAAGGAACACAGGCCACCTTCTTTGCATATAAATCAACAGCAACTACTAGACTATTAGCAACAGTAAACGGCCAAGGCGGCAGTTTCTATACCAGTACAAATAACGGATCGTCGTGGACCTTATTAACCAATCACGATGCATTGTATCCAGCCGGAGTTACAGATCCAACATTTGTTGGTACTGATTTTTCTTTTAGTCAGTTTTCTGTATTCGACAATATGAATGCTGTGTTATATAGAAGTCCAGATGGCGTTAATGCTAATTGGACTGCATTTACAGTAGCAAATACCGCACTGACAGCATACATTGGCGGCGGAGCATTAACATATTATACAGCCTTTACACCAGGTAGTGGATATGCGAACAATACATATCCTGCAGAACCATTAACAGGTGGCTCCGGTACCGGTGCTACAGCAGATATTGTTGTTACAGGCGGAGCAGTTACGTCTATTACTATAGTAGGTCACGGTACAGGATATTTAGATGGTGATATCTTAACTGCCACTCTTGCTGGCGGTGGCAGTGGATTTAATGTGACAGTAACAACAAATGGCGTGACATTTAATAATTGTTGGCAAATTGCCTCTAATGTATGGATTATTTCTGTATACGAACAATACGTAGCCGATGCATTAGATTTAGTAGGTGCTGATTTAGGACTATGGAGATTAGAAATTACAACCGGCGGATCCCCGGGAACACCGGGAGTAGTAACGGGTACACAGATATCAAATATATTCGCTGATTCGCAATATGCTGGAAATTCAAATACAGCAATTAATTCCTCAATTGGTTCTGGTGTCCTAGTTGCCGGTGATCTTCTATTAGCAAATGGGTCTGGTTATACGAATACATATATGACTACAGCCGCAAACCCTGGGTCACCAGTTAATACTTCGTACACATTCACACCGTATGAATGGGGTGTGATGTTGGTGGCAAACCGTCCAAGATCCATGTTTTATAGTAGTGGCGAATTATTAGTCTCTATGTCTCGTCAAGGTCCGTTAGATCTGGGTGTTGGTCCACTTGTTGGACTCGGTACCGGCACGGCGCATGGTTCACCACCTGCACAAGTTGCATTATTAGATGCAGCTATATTATCGGCAGGCGCAGTGCAATTACAGACAAACGAGACATTCGGTCTTTTTTCGCCATCTAGTCTGATACCACCTTCTGGCAATTTCTATGTCGAGGCCGATATAGATATGGATATTACGTCACACGGATGGTTTATTGGATTTAATCTCGGAAACCCAGCAGGCGCCGCTAGCTCTGTTGGTGTAAATTCTTATGGCCTAGCCCCATATAACAAATTTACGACACTAACACAGGCCACGACGGCCCCGTGGGTGGCTCCATATAACTCTTATAATGATAGTGGAATATCATCTGCTGGTGTACATACACTTAGGTGTGAGGTTACAAACAGCGGCGCAACTATTGCCACTTATTTTGATACTGTCCTACAAAGACAGATAACACATGGCCCAAATGGTGTCGATCAAAATTCACCTGTGCCTACCCCGTCGGGAACTGGATATGCAACAGGAACATACCTAAATGTTCCTATGTCAGTTAATACGGGCTCGGGTACAGGTGCGCAATACCATTTTCAGGTTGCACAAGGTGTAACCAATACACTGACTATAAATACCGGCGGTAGCGGATATGTAGACGGATTCTATTCTTGCGTACCGTTAACAGGAGGCACCGGGACACTAGCATTTGCAGATTTTACCGTTAGTGGCGGAATAGTTACTCTTATAGCAACAGTTAATACACACGCTGATGTTACGGGAACAGGTACTGGATATACAACAAGTGATATATTAACAGTATCAAACGTAAACTTAGGCGGCACCGGTTCGGGATTTGCTACAAACCCAATTGGTACAGTTCAACAAAGTCTAGTAGTCGACGGCGCCGCCACAGGATCTGGATATGCACCTGGTCAAATACTAACAATTACCGGAACAACACTCGGTGGATCAGGATCGGGATTTAGTTATACAATACCGACAGTAGTAACCAATCCCACACCTAATAATTATTTTCAATTAAATTATTATCCGGGATCTGATTTTACCAAGGTTAAAATTCTAGAAATAAGAGGTGGATCAATATAACCAAATCTTTATAATAAAAGCGTTCTTCGGAACGCTTTTTTGTGGCCACCTGATATTTGTTTTATCTGATAAATATAAGAAACGGTAGGTATACATCTTATGGCACAACGAGTAATAGTTCAAGACGGGGTAGTTTCATATCGATCTAGTGATCCTGGTTCGTTAGATATGGACTTCAGCGTAAGTGGATCTGTGAATGTCACAAATCAAGTCAACATCGGTGACAATCCAGCATCTCCGGGATTAATATCAACACCTACGGGAAGTGGTGTTGATTTAATTATTGAAACTCATAATGACGGTATTGATTTTGGTAATATCAAATTAGATAGTCAAACAGATGGCGGTGCCATAGTATTGAATAATGTTTCCTGGCCCGACGGAACAGTTTCTCCTGTACCGGGAATGTATTTAGGTGTAACGGCACTAAATACACTGCAATTCTTTACATTACCATCTGGTTCTACACCTGCATATCAAATATTTTCAGCTACAGCAGCACAGTTAGTTTTCAATACAACACTCTCAACTGTAGCAAATGGTGCTGGTGTGGCACATCTTCAAATATTTGTTAACGGTGTTAAGCAAATCGAAGGTGCCTTAAAGGCATACCAGGTTACCGGAGCAAATCAAGTAACATTCAATGTTGGTTTAAATTTAAACGACGATGTTGAATTTTATGCATTCCCATAATTAAGGATAGAAATTCATGGCACAAACAAGAATTCAAAGTGATCAACTATCAACATCTGGTGTTACACCGGGATCATATACTACTGCTGATATTACTGTCGATAGTTCTGGTAGAATTACTGCTGCTGCAAATGGTAGTGGTGGAGGCTCACCAGGCGGAGCAACTACAAATATTCAGTATAACAATGCTGGTGCATTCGGTGGTACAGCCGATTTTACATATACAGGCGTTGTCCACCCAACAAATCCAGTTGCAACAACCGTTTCTCCTCCGGGCGGAACTGGTGCTACACTCAGTGTTACGTGGTCATCGACCCCTACTGCAACGGTAGCAGTAGGTGGCACTGGATATAGTGTCAGCGATACACTGACTGTAGTTGGCGGAACATTCAATACAGCAGCAACATTTACCGTTGCCACTATTGGCGGCGGCGGCGATGTGCTTACTGTTACGCTACTATTTGAAGGCATTTACCCAACAACAATTGCCCTTGGTTCTACAGCATTAGGCCCAACTGTTCTTCAGGGTGGTAATGGTAATGCCAATGGTTTTTATGATGGTAATTATGACTTTAACATTATTGGTAAAACGGACGACTATGGAACAATTGTTAACCTTAAGGGTGGCGCCGGTGCTGGTGCCAATGCGACAGGCGGCGATGTAACTATTACTGGTGGTCTAGGGGGTACAGGCGCATTTGGCAATGGTGGTGCGGTATATATTGCTGGTGGTACAAGTATAGATACAGCTACAAATTCCGGCGGGTTCGTACAAATTAGCGGTGGCGCAGGCACTGGTACACCTGTTGGTACGCAAGGTGGAATTGAAATTGTCGGACATAACATCACTATGACAACAGAATCCAGAACTATAGATGCATCGGGTGGATTTGTACTCGGCCTAGGAAGTGCTGTAGATTCTAATGCCGGCGCAATTTCAATTGGAGCAGGAAATGCATCAGGTCCACTTGGGAATGGCGGCACTATAGTAATAACCTCAGGTGCCAATAGTAGTACAACACCAGGAACCGGCACCGGTGGAGATATGAGCATAGTTGCCGGACTCAGTGGTGTTAACTTGCCCGGCAACGCCTCCCTTGAGGGCGGCGGTCGCAGCGGCACAGTAGTTGCAACGGTCGATGCCGCCGGCACAGGATATTCCGTTGGTGATACACTGACTTTAGTTGGTGGAACATTCACTACAGCAGCAACATTTACCGTTGACACTCCTGTGGGAGGCGCCGGCGAGGTGCTTACAGTCACATTAGCAGGTGCAGGTACATATACAGTATATCCACCAAATCCAGTTGCAACAACCACTGGCAAAATACTTACTCTTGGTGCTATTACAGGAGGAACACTGTATACAACTGGTTCATATACAAACGTTCCATTAACTGGCGGCAGCGGCAGCGGCGCGACAGCAAACATTACTGTTGCCGGCGGCGCCGTAACAGTTGTCACCCTAGTCCTCGGCGGGTCAGGATATATTGTTAGTGATACACTATCGGCATTAGCGGCCAATATTGGTGGTACTGGTTCTGGATTTTCTATACCTGTTGCGACTACAGATGGCACAGGGTCTGGGGCCACACTTAATGTTTTTCGTACTGCCGGTTCCGTTACGGTAAAAGGCGGTCTAGCAAACGGTGACTACGCCGCCGGCGGCGACGCACTACTCGCCGGAGGGGATTCTACACCAACTCTAGAAGGTACAGGTGGCCTTGCTACATTACGTGGCGGTAACTCAACTACTGGTACAGGTGGTGGCGTGGTCGTAAATGGCGGAAATGGACTTGCTACCGCTGGAAATATAGACATCCGTGGTGGTGAAGCTAATGATATCGGTGGCGTTGTAAGCATCTTTGGTGGTTTTGCGACTGCCGCCTCAGCTACTTCTCCAGGTGCGGTTATCCTCCAAGCCGGCCCCGCATTCCACAGCAGCAGCACAGTAGCCGGCGCGCCTGTGTCAATTTATGGTGGATTCTCCAACGGTTCTGGCGCCGGCGGCAATGTAAACATCCAAGCTGGTATTGGCCAAGGTACTGCAAATGATGGCGGCGACACCTTCATTGTCGCCGGCGGTTCAGTAGGGGCTAATGGCGGAGATGTACAAATAAATGGTGGAAGTGTTAATACTGCAGGTTTCGCAAACGGTGAGGTACGCATTTTAGGTGGAGAATCACTTCTTACGGACAGCCCGGGCGGCGCAGTAACAATTAATTCCGGCGCCGGTGTCGGAACATATAACGCCGGGAGTATTAATATTCAGGCCGCTAATGGTGATTTGGGTACAGGTGGAACCACTTCGATATATTCAGGCAGTTCTAATTCATCTACTGCGGGCGACATATTCATGCAGACCGGCAGTGGTGCAACGGCCGGCGGCGGCAACATCTGGGTGACTGCCGGAGATGCTACCAATACTGGCGCTGCACCCGGTAATACTCAAATCAACGGCGGTAATCAAAATAACGGACCAGGTGGTAATGTTAGTTTATTTGGTGGTCAAGCAAGCGGAGCCTATACTGGCGGCTCAGTTAATGTCATAGGTGGATATTCAAATTCCGCAGGTTCTGCGGGTCTTGTTCAGATCGACGGCGGAGTTTCAGTTGGTTCTGGCGGTACTGGTGGCAATGTTCAAATCTACGGTGGTACAGTTACTGGCGGTACTGGAACCAGCGGGGAAGTATTCCTTGGACGATACAATGTAGGCGGTGCAGTAAAAGAAACCCTAATTCATATCTCATCAGTTGGTAATGTTGCCATTGGTCTTGCAGCAGACAGAATTGCTGCAAACGATGGATTCCCGTATATTCCGTATACTACCACAACTGGTACACCGAGTGGTACACCGACAACAGTATCAGGGTTTGCACCAATGCTTGTTCAGAAAGATGGCAGCACCTACAAGTTATGGATTTATATTCCAACAGTTGGCTGGAAATCGACAGCATTAACATAATAAAATTATATGACACAACCAAAGATTCAAAGTAGACAACTATCGGATTCTGGAGCTATACCAGGTTCTTATACCTCAGCCAACATTACAATTGATGTTGCCGGCAGAGTTACTTCCGCCGCAAATGGCGGTGACGGAGCAGGCACAGTAACATCCATTGATGTATCTGGTGGTACAACCGGTCTTACAACTACCGGCGGCCCGATCACAACAAGCGGAACTATTACTTTAACAGGAACACTTGCAGTAGCAAATGGTGGTACTGGGCAAACAACAGCGCCGAATGCCATTAACGCACTAGTTCCAGACCAAACAGGTAATAGTGGAAAATTCTTATCTACAGATGGTTCAATAGTTTCCTGGGCTACAGTTTCGAGCGGTACAACATATACAGCTGGAAATCTTATTAATACAACTGCTTTTGCTAGTGACATTATTTCTGTTCGTGATATTATTATTACTGAGCCCGGTGGTGATCCTCCGCCAGAGAGTGTCTATATAGGTGTGGATTCGGGAGTAAATGTATCTATCAATGCTCGTCGAAATACCGCAGTCGGAACAAGCTCAGCAGAGAATTTGGGTCAGGGAGATGATAATACCTTAATTGGTTATCGTGCCGGAAGACAAGTTCTTGATAACGGTAGCCGGAACACTGCGGTAGGTTCTGATTCACTTAGCGGTATTGCTGATTACGTTGATAATACTGCACTTGGATATCAAACAGGATTTAATTTAACTAACGGTAATTACAATATTTTTCTTGGTTCTAAAAGCGGTGAAGGGATTGTAACCGGATCATCGAACATCCTCTTAGGATATCGTGCTGGTGAAAATCAACATATTGTGGGTTCCTTAAGCGATGCATTTATTGTCACTACAACTGCTCGCAGCGGCGAAGGTCGACCATATCTGCTTGGATCTATGACAGTAGATGCTAATGCATATCTTCAACTTGATGCTGGATTTATTGTGCATTCTCCAACAAGTGGTGATATTTGGTTTGAAATTACAACCACCGGTGAGTTGAAGGTAGCAGGTAACGAAGGTACAGCCGGACAAGTTCTAACATCTGCAGGTCCTGGCCTTCCGCCAACATGGTCAGGAGCCGGAAGCGGATCGGTTGGTATCAATACCGAAATTCAATTATCAGATGGTGCAGGCGGATTTGTCGCAGGTGAAGCATTTCTTACACCAGATCCCGATTTGGGCGCCGGCGGAACAATCCTAACATTAGGTGTCTTTACTACTGGTAACGAAGCCATAACATCAAGGGTAACAGCCTGTAGGCTCGGCGACGTCGGCACAGATCAGTATGGTGGAGATTTATACATTGAGGCATCTAGCGCCTTACAGGTTGGCGATAGTGATCGCAAGGGCGGCGACCTCCATCTGTTGAGCGGCAATGGTGGTACTACTGGTTCGGGAACACGCACTGGTGCTGCCGGCACAATTACAATAAGTGTTGGAAATTCTGTCGAAAATCCAGGCAGTAATATTTCTATTACAGGCGGAACATCCGAATCACCGATTAGTTTGTTTAACGGTGGTAATGTTGATATACAATCGGGTTCTGCGGTAAATGGCGGAACCGGTGGAAATATTAACATTGTTGCTGCTGATGGCCTCAACGATGGAATAGTTAATATTAGGGGTGGTACCGGAACTATAACTAGTGCAGGCAACGGAGCAGTTAAGATATTTGCAGGTAAAACAGGCAGCAGCGGCGCCCATTTTTCAGTTGCAACAAACGATTTAGAACGTTTACGAATTGGAAGTCAAGGAGCTTGGAATTTAAATCAAACCGGCGGCGGTCAGAATGGACAAGTAATAACTTCAAACGGCATTGCGACCCCGGTATCCTGGAGAGAAGTAGCAACTTCACCAGCGCCTGTTCTTGCGACAGATCCTGGCCGCCCAGGCGAAGTTAGATATGATTCCAGCTTCATATATGTCTGTGTAGCCACAGATACATGGATGAGGGCACCAATTGCCACATGGCCATAATTTACTAATCCTTGAATTATCATAATTGTGA